TTTAAGTTAGCATAAACATTAATTCTTCCACCACTTATTTTCCAATTTTCTCTTTGATTATAATCAGTTGGTAAAAACCACATTCTATATCCTCTAGCGTGTTTTCCTGTAATTGGAAAATTATTATTTGAATCACTGCTTCTGTATTTAGCTCCACCAATACTTGTAGAAGTATAATTCCAACTACTAGAACTTGCAGACATAAAACCTGTAACATCATAAATAAACTGAGGTGAATGAACATTATTGTAAATTCTTACTTCACCTGTTATTGATGAATGCCATTGAGACCTAGATTCAGCATTTGTAAAGTTTGGAGGGGTATCTTCGTAATAATCATTAGTAGTAAAATAATTATTATTTCCACCCCAAAGAACACCTAAACCATACTCTTTTCCATAATAAGTTCCGTTAGTTGTACTAAAACTTCCTTCATTAGAATCTCCAGTAGCACCTCTAGCTACCGAAGAAAGACTACCATTTGAACTATTATATCGACCATGTGTCCTCCAATCCCATGCACTTGTACCTAATTCCAATCTTGTACCTTTAGCTGTCATAGGTTGGAAAAATATATGAGTATTATCAGTATCTTGGGAACTTGCGTTGTACATTGATACAAAATTTATTTCAACTCTAAAAGTTTCAATATCAGATGTATTTGCTGCTAAAGATTTAGGAACTATAAACTCTATAAAGTTTGTATCAGGAGTATAATTCATAAAATCTGTAGTATGTATAAGTGTTTCTCCTTGAGGATTTAATGTAACAACTCCTGCTGTTGATGCACCTTTAACTTTAAAACCACCTGCTCCATCTGTTACAATAGCAGAGTCAGCAGTTCCATCTGATGTTGGTAATTTCCATGATATTGGACCACCTGTTGTTATACCTGCACCATTATTTGCAAAAGTTGTTCCTACAGGAGAAACAGTAGCTTTTACGCCATTTGCTATTGTAACAGTAGCGTAAGCATTAATACCCGGTGAAAACATAGTATTAGAAGAAATAGTTACATCATCGGTAAAATCTGCTGTTCTATCCATAACTGTTCCAGCAGCTATATCAACAGCATATAAATCAGCACTATCAGTAACGGTTAATGTTTGACCTGATGCAATTGTATAATCAGTAATAGTAAAGAATGCTTTGTTAAATTGAAGAGTACCCTTAAATTGACCACTAAGAGCTTTGTTAGCTGTTAATGTTTCGTCAAAAACAGCGTCTGTTTCAACAACATTACTTACAAGAGTCGTATCAGAAAAAGCAGCGTTTTCAGCTGGATATGTGGAGAATATTTCTGGTGCAGCTGCAAAATTAACTTTGTTGTTTGAGTTAGAAGAACTTTTAACTATGTCACGACTTAGTGTCCAACTTGATCCTGATGTTAAAGTTCCTTGACCTACTTCAAATGTATTATTTACATTATCAACAGCACAATAAAAAACTTCATCACCAGTCGTATGAACTGACGCAAATGTTCTAAAGCCACCTGTAGAGGCACTTCCTGATAAGGTAAAAGTTCCTGTTCCAGTAGTTGTAGCTTCCTGCTTGGTTCTATCAAAAAATTTGAGAGCCATAGTCTAACTACCTTTAAAAATTTAAACTATTCTAATAATAGCGTTTGTTGCATCGGGTGTTGGAAATTGAATTGTAAAATCTCCACTCGTTGAACTTTTATCAGAACCAAAGTCTAGTACAGCTACAGAAGTATCTGAATTTGTATCATTAAATATTAATGCACCTCTTGCTGTAATTGTTGAACTACTCCATGTCACATTGTCAAAATCAACAAAAGCAGTTGTACCACCTGTTGTAGGTGTTACATTAGTAAGAAGTTTACCTTTAGCAGTATATCCTGTTCCACTTGCTTCATTAGATGTTGTGTATGCTGTTGTAGAAGCGTCTAAACTAGCCGAACTTGTATATAAAGCTATATTAAATGCATTACCACCTGCACCACTTGTTTTAAAATTGTGACCTGCTTCTAAAAGCTGTTTCTTAAACGAAGTAGTCATTGCTTGCGTTATCGCCATTATAGTCTCCTAATTATGTCTGAGCCACATTTGTGACCTTCTTTTTCTAAAGTATATATTAATGTAGTTCTGTCAGATTGAACAGCTTTTTTCATATAATCAAGAACAACAGTATATATAGTATTCTTAAACTCTTTTGCTTGCTGTTGCAATACAGGATCAATATTATCTGAATATTGTATAATTCTATGTGTAGCTTTTTCTGCCCAATACTCTATTGGATGTCCTGAATTTACTGTTGTATCTACAACAACATTTCCTAAAGACATTTCTGTGTTAACTGTAATTGACATTAATTTTTCTCCTCTATTCTACTGCCTGTCTAGGTTGTCCATATCTATAGCTATCTTGCATGCTTTTACCTGCTGATTCGTTTCTTAGTCTTAATATGGCCTCTTGATATTGTGATTCATATTGTTGTTGCATATCAGGCTCACCTTTTATAAAAAGATTTGCTTGAACCATACTTCCATACAAAAGACATTCTGGTGCATTTGTTCCTAACCATGTTTGTCCATTAGCAACTTCTGTAATTGAAGGTGGATTATAAAAATAGTGTAACTCAGTTGTATAACCATTTGTAGGTGTAGGAGCTAACATAAAGGTATCATCATCAAATAATGCGTAATATTTAGGTTCTCCTTCAATATTAGCGTTAGGGTATGCTTCTCTTAAAAAAGCTACTTCTTTTAGTAACAAAAAAGATTGTTTATTTGAATCTGTAACAGATAAAGAAAAAGGTGCTAAAAAATCTGAAGGTGTTGCAAGATATTGAGTACCTGCTGACATTTGTCCTTCTACATTTTTTCTAAAATTAGGTAATTGACAAGTTCTAAGTATTCTATCTTCTGCACTTGTTATAAAATTATTTATATTATTATTAAATGTAGTTTCATCTGTATTAGCATAATCTTTAATTGCTTGTACTAAGGTAGTATAAGTATATGACATAATTTAACTCGTTTTTATTGTTACAGAACCAACTGATCCATTTATTATTAAATTTCCTGATCCTCCTGCATTTCCATTTCCAACAGGATTAAAAGAAAACATTCTTCTACTTTCTGTTAAATTAGAATCTGGTCTTGCAAAAGGCAATGCTTGTGCGTCTTGAAATGCATATCTTCCTTGAAAATTTTGTCCTTGGTCTTTATCCCAAACATCTTTGCCAACTAAAAATCCAGTACGATTTCCTCCAACAAATTCTTGTTTTAAATCTTTTAATTTATACCTAAAACCAGTTCTATCGCAAAAACCGAAAGCATATTTACCTGCAGCATACTTTACCATTTATTCACCATAACTATAGCTATAAGGAATAAATTGAATAGATGCTTTTACTCTATCTTCTTGAGCTGCTAAATCAAATTGTTCCATGTAATAATCTCTTAATAAGACAGCTCTTTCAGCAAGTTCTGGTCTTTTCATTGCTACTTGAAAAGCAAGACCAGCTACAAGAGCTGGGAGAAAACGAAAAGGAACATCTGCATTAAGACTAGCTGTATCTCCTACATCATACACCCTTCTAAGATAATAATAACAAAAAGTGTAAGTTTCTGTTGAATCAGGTACAGGCCAAAAATTAACTTGAGGAGCTTCTCTTTGTCTATTTATCCATACCTGGATTGGTCTGCCTTGTGTTAATTTACTAGGAATTGTTGAATATGTAGAATTACTAATTCTTGTTATTGGTATATCATTTTGTCTGTCAGAATCTCCAGCATTTGTTCTTATTGAATGTTCTATAAGGTCTACAACATCAGCATCTAAGGTATATGTAGTTTGACCTGGAACTAAAGTTAATTCTTTTTTTTCTATAGTCCAAAGATTTATACCTCTATTTTGCCACTCAATACACAATAAATCTAAAGACCTTCTAGCTGTTCTAAGGTCATATCCAGTTCTAAGCTCTAAACCAGCTCTTTCAAATGCTTCTTCGCAAATTTCTCCAATATCTAAATTAAAAGTTGATGTACCTGTTACTGCCATTTAAAACTCACAAAATTGTTATTCTTTCTTTTTATCAGAATATTTGTCTAAAAGAAACATAAGAAATTCTTTTCCATATTCTATATCAGAAAAACAATGTGTAAAGCTAGTGCCTTCTGCAAACGGATCAATTACTTGCATAATGGCTTGACCATTTTTTTGTTCATCTAATCCAAGGTTTCTTGCATAATCATCAAAAAATTTATAACCACGAGCACGAGCTAACCAATGAATTTTTCCATCATATAATTCATGTTGTGCTAATGCCCAATTATGTTTGTGCCCTGATATGTATAAATCAGCATCACTTTGCCATTTAGCTTTTTTCATCTGAGCATGAAGTGGATTCCATTGTGAATGACCTGGCATATCGTGAGCCGTGTAAATTTTACATTGTTTTCCGTTAGGAAACTCAAGGCATATTCTTGCATCCCAAGGCTCATATATCGTATGTTCTGATTTCATGTATGTAATAGGATCACCTGCACCAGACCAGAGATCGTGGTTACCTCCTACGAGCAAAAGAAAATCTCCTTCTTTTACAAGCCATTCCACGAGCTTCCAGCTAGTTTCAGCAGAAGTGTCCTGATTGGCGTAGAGCCTGCCTAGGCGGCCTACCCAATTATTTTGTAAATCTCCCAAACTGCAACCTTTTATATTAGGATGAGAATTTATTATAGCTAAATCTCTTCTAAGGGTTACCCAATCACATCCATTATCATCAATATGAGGATCACCTAACCAAACTAATCCTATAGGTTCATTTTTTTGAATTTTAACTTTATGCCACTTTAATTTTTCTTTTTTGTTTTTAGCTCTAACAAATCTTTTTTCAAGATGATCTATATATTCTTCTATATTATCTTCTGCATCAGGATTAATACTTTCAAATCTTGGAGCAAAAACTTGTTCTGAATTAGGAATTTTATGTTTAAAATCTCTATTCCAAAATTCATCTTCCGTTATATTCCATCTTGATTTTGCCATTCTACAATGAGCACGAAAAGTTGTTAAAGGTGTTCCTAAGTCTTTAGCTGCTTGTTTTTGTGATCCTGATTTTAAAAATTGATCTAAAGCAGAAATTAAAACATGGTCTTTGACTGAATGATTTGCCATAAATAGCCTCCTCCCTAGAGGGTTATGTGCCTTTATTATCCGTAGTATTTTTTAAAAGAAATAATAATAGTATAAGTGTCGCCTGAACCTGCACCAACAGTAGTAAATAAAATATCACCATTAGTACCTGCTGTTTCTGAGTCTCTTAACGCAGTAAACTCTTTAAAACATATTGTATCAGACCAATCTTGTTTAAGTTCAATAGCTAGTTCATTAGCATTTGCTTTAAAAAGAATTTTAACGCCCATACCTACATTAGAGTACCATATTTTTTCAATACCTACTCTTGTGCACTTCTGACCTAGTTGATTATCTTCTAAAGTTAAACCTGTTCCACCACTATTTAAATCAATTTTTACAGCATTAGTTTCTGATGTATTGTCAGGATTAGTAAAAACGCATACTGCTCTGCTACTTCCATCTTGAATTTTTCTTAATGTTGCAGCCATTTACTTCTCCTTTTTGGCAGACCTTACAGCTTGAACAAAACCAGCTCTAGTGTATTTATTTGATGTTTTTTTAGGTTTAGCCTTAGCTTTATCTTTTTTTTCTTCTGTCATTTAGACCTCCTTAATTATTAAGAAAGGTTATTGTTTTGAACATAAAGAACAGTAACTGTAGCAACACCTGTTGTTCCGTCACCATTAGCACCTGTAAAATCAGCAAGAACTTCTAAATCAGTT